CCATACAAGACCTCCATCCGCTCGCGCAGACCTTCTCGCAGGCGCGTCACGCGTCAGGAACAAGCATAATCAATGGGCCCGAACCGCCGCATACGGTTAAGTGGAAACAAGGATCAAAGGCACAAAATATGGGAAACACGATGCTGGAGAGGGAAATCGAGGCAACGGTGCTGCGGATGGTGGCACGACGGACAGAGGTGGTGCGGGCCATTGCCTCGGCCATGGGGCTGAAGGATCCGACCATGGGCGAGGGGGACCGGCTGGCCACGCTGAAGGCGCGGGCAGTGGCGCCCGAGGCTTGTGGGCCGGATATGCCGGTAGCCCCGGCACGGGGGCGCATGGTGCGAGTTGCGCCGGTTGCGATGCATCTGACGGAAGAGGGCTGGGCGCCGCAGCACGATGGCTTCCGGGGGAGGGATGCGGCGCGGGCGGCCGATGTGTTCGACGAAATGGCCCGGCAGGCGCGGCGTGCTGGTGGCGATGATCCGTTCTCCCAGCGCCAGAAAGGGGCTGGCCGGGCCTATGCCGCGCTGGTCGAGCGCCATTCGGCGGTTGGCCTCAAGGGCCGCTCGATCGAAACCATGCTGACCGGGCGCAGCGGTCGGGGTGGCGCTGGTGTGATGGATATCATCCTGGATGAGGGCGCAGCGATTGCAGCCATGCGGTCGGCGGTCGGGGATGGCTGGGCGCTGGTGGTGGTGCGCAAGAGCAAGCGGAAGCGCACGCCTCTGACCGTCTCCGAGCTGGTGGATCGTGTTTGCCTGCGCGGCGAGACCGTGAGCGCCATTCTGGAAGCCTGCGGCTGGTCGGTCTATGGCGAGTCGAGGGACTGGGCGAGGGCTGCACTGGCCGAGGCGCTGGACCGCATGGCAGATACCATGCCGAAAGTGTCTTGACGCCTTAACTCCACCGGATGTAGGACTATTGACATGATCCACAGATGCGCCCGGAGGAACCCCCTCTCGGGCGCTTCGCGTTTCAGGGGGCTGCATGGACTTTAGTGTAACCCTCGACACCAGCAGCTTCAGCTTTGCCATGCAGCAGCTTGCGGAGCGGGATCTTCGGATTGCGACGGTCTGGGCGCTGAATGATATGGCGACCGAGATCCACAAGGATCTGGGTGACCGGATGGATGTGGTGTTCGACCGGCCGACGCCGTGGACGAAGAATGCGTTCATGGTCGCGAATGCCAGCACATCCAGACTGGAAGCCGCTGTGCAGCTGAAACCTTCGGCCTCGCGGCGTCACTATCTGCGGGTGCAGGAGGCGGGTGGGCCTCGGGCTCAGACGGGGTTCGAAGCGCAGCTCTCGCGCAGCCTTGTTCATGAAGGCGTCATTCAGGCGATCATCCCGGCCGACAATGCCCGGCTGGATCAGTATGGCAACTGGGCGCGACCGGAGCGCAATCAGGTGCAATCTGCCCTGAAGGCCCAGAGGGACGGGGCCACGAACATGACCGACGCGTCGTGGCGGCGGGCGCGCAAGCGGCGGGATAGCTACTTCGTGCCGCAGTCGGGCCTGACGCCGGGGATTTACAAAAAGGATCGGCAGGGCCGCATCGGCATCGTGGCGATCTTCACGCCGAAGGTGCCGGTCTATCAGCAGCGCCTCGGGTTTTATGAGCATGCTGAGCGGCTGTTCGCTGCGCGGATGGCGGACCATCTGGGCCGGACCTTCGGGCAGATGCTCGCAAAGCGGTTCGGCTAAGCCCTCGGGTCCTTCCGGGGCATCTCCCTCACGCGGGTAATTCGCACCCCGTTACTTTTGGCCGGGAATTTTTCGGCATGGGTGCATGTTACCGTGCTTGTTGTTGTTCTTGAAAGGAAAAACTGTGTCTGACCTCATCACTCTGTCGGATGGGGAGGTGCTGGACGTTTCGGCATGGCCGCTGCCCGACGGGGTGGAGGATGGCGTGCTGAACCGGGGGCAGCTTTCCCGCGCTTTCGATGTGACCGAAAACACGATTACCAAGTGGATCGGTCAGGGCATGCCGGTGCTGTCCGAAGGGCAGAACGGCGTGTCCTATGAATTCCGGCTGTCGCATTGCTGGGCATGGCGCGCGGCGCGGAATGAGAAGATCCGCGCGGCCAAGCAGCGCGGCGACCAGATCGCGGCGCAGGCTGCGCTGGCCTTCCGGAACCTCGACGATGATCAGGCCGAGGCTGAAGCGGGCATGTCAGCGGCAGACGTGCGGGCATGGTCCGAGGCAGAATATGCCCGGAACCGCCTGGCGGAACAGCGGGGAGACCTGATCCGCACAGACAGGGTGCGGGCGGTTTTCGAAGAGTCTCTGGTCAAGATCGGCAACAGCCTCGATACCCTGCCGGATTTTCTGGAGATGAAGTTCGGCCTGTCGGCGGAACAGGTGGCGCAGGTCGTGGCCCGGACTGACGAGCTGCGCGACGATATCAAGGCGGCGCTGGAGGATCTGGTGCGGCGACCGGGATCGGTTGTGCCGATCAGTACCCGTCAGGGTGAGCTGAGCGTCTGATGGTAGCAATGTCTGACCGCGGGATCGGGCTGCTGGCCCGAATCCCGCCACTGCCGCCGTTCATCACGCCGGAGGAACTGTTGGCAGATTCCCTGCCATTGCTGGACCCGCCCAGCCGGATTTCGGTGACGGATGCGGCAGAGCAGTATCTGAAGGTGCCGGTTCAGGGCAACTGGCAGGACTATGACCGGACGGTCGCGCCTTACACGGTCGAGCCGCAGGACATGAGCCAGTCGCGCCGGTTCAAGACCATCTGTTTTGTCGGGCCGTCACAGAGTGGCAAGAGCCAGATGCTGCTGTCGGTTTCGACGCATGCGATCATGTGCGCGCCGTCGCCGGTGCAGATCATCCACATGACCAAGACGGATGCGGATGCCTGGGTCGAGGAAAAGCTGGACCCGGCGTTGATGAACAGCCGCTTCCTGCGGGATCGGTTGGGAACGGCGCGGGATGACAGTACCTTTGCCCGCAAGCGGTTCAAGGGGATGCGGCTGACCATCGGCTATCCGGTGCCGAACCAGCTTTCCAGCCGGTCGCAGCGGATGGTTCTGCTGACCGATTACGACCACATGCCGCAGAAGCTGGGGCCGAAGGACTCTCCAGAAGGTTCGCCGCATGGGATGGCGCTCCAGCGCATCCGGACCTTCATGAGCCGGGGATGTGTGTTCGTGGAAAGCACGCCGGCCTTTCCGGTCGATCCCGAACAGGTCTGGGAGTTTGACAAGACCGCGCCGCACCGGCTGCCGCCCGTGACGAACGGGATTTGCAAGATCTACAACGAGGGGACGCGGGGCCGGTGGTTCTGGGAATGCCCCAACTGTGCCGAGCTGTTCGAACCGCGCTTCGACAGGCTGGTCTATGATGAGACACTGGAGCCGGGGGCCGCCGGCGCCACGGCAAAGATGCAGTGTCCCGATTGCGGGCACCGGATCAGCCACCGCGAAAAGGCGCGCCTCAACACCCTCGCGGCACTGGGGCGCGGCGGATGGTTGCACGAGGCGCGGCCGTTCGATGCGGAGGGCAATGCGCTGGTGGACGAGCGCGGGCACCGATTGCTGGTGCGCATCGACGATCCGCGCATTCGTCAGACGCCGGTCGCCAGCTTTGCGCTGAATGGCGCGGCGGCGGCGTTCAGCGGTTGGGATGAACTGGTCGAGCGATACGAGACGGCCCGCCGGGCCTTCGAGGTGTCGCAGGATGATAGCGATTTTGCGCGGGTGCATTACACCGATATCGGGGTGCCTTATGCGCGGCCCGATGGCGATGAACAGGATCTGACCGCCACCGCGTTGCGCGAGACAGCGGTGGAGCTGGGCGCGATGACCTGTCCGTCCTGGACGCGGTTCATCACGGTGTCGGTGGATACGAACGGGTCGTGGTTCGCGGTTCTGATCACCGCATGGGGACTGGACGGCAAGCGCATGGCGCTGGATCGGTTCGATCTGGTGCAGCCGCCGGAAACGGCACCGAAGGCGCGGGATGCGGAAGGAAGGTTTCGCGCGATCAACCCCGGTAAATATGTCGAGGATGCCGAGGTTCTGACCGATCTGATGGAACGGTCCTATGCGGTGGAAGGCGAGGACTGGAGCCTGAAGCCCTGCGTTGCAGTGGTGGATTTCAACGGCCCGACCGGCTGGTCTGACAATGCCGAGAAGTTCTGGCGGCGCCGCAAGCGCGAAGGCAAGGGCGCGTTGTGGTTCCTGTCCATCGGGCGGGGCGGGTTCAAGCTGTCGGATCGGGTCTGGCATGTTTCGCCGGAACGCGGGTCACAAGGCAAGAAGGCGCGGTCGATCAAGCTGCTGAACATGGCAGTGGATCGGCTGAAGGATACCGTTCTGGCCGCGGCGGCGCGGCTGGATCATGGCCCCGGCGCCTATCTGTTCGCGGCGTCGATCGAGAAAGAGCGGATCGAGGAAATGCTGGCCGAGCGGCGCGGGGTCGATGGCTACAGCAAACGGCCGGGTGCCGGGCGCAACGAAACCCTCGACCTGTCTGTGCAGGCGCAGGCGATTGCCGAGCATCGGGGCATCAACCGGCTGAACCCGGACGATCCGCCGGGCTGGGCTGTGCTGGGCGAGGTCAATCCGTTTGCGACCTGGACGGGGCAGGCCGCGCCCCCACCAGAGGCCAGCGAGGATGCTGCGCCGCAATACATCAACTGGCTGAGAAGGTGAGGGGAACCCATGGCGATTGATCAGGCTGAACTGGTCCAGATGCGTGATGCGTTGATCCGGGCTCGCGCCAGGGGCGTGAAATCGGTGCAGCTGAATGGCGAGCGGGTCGAGTACCGCTCTGACGCAGAGATGGCCGCCGCAATCGCATCGCTCACCGCGCAGATCGCGGAGGCGCAGGGCGCTGGCGGCTTCGTCGTCGGCTATGTCACGACCGGGCGGGGCCTCTGATCATGGGATGGATCGGAGCCACTCTGGACGCGCTGGTTGGCGAATTTGCTCCGGAAGCCGGGCGGCGCCGGGCTCTCGCCCGCTCGGCCGCGAAACTGGCGATGAATTATGACGCCGCTTCGCGGGGCCGACGCGCAGCGGGATGGAAGGCGCCGGCCACGGATGCCGATGCCGCCGCATTCGGGGTCAGGGCGCGTCTGCGCCAGCTGAGCCGCGACATGGTGCGGAATCGCCCCTACGCGGCGCGGGCGCGCGAGGTGGTGATCTCGAATGTGGTGGGCACCGGGATCGTGCCATCGGTGGTGCATGAGACTGCTGAGGTGCAGGCGCAAATAGGGGCGGTGTTGTCGGAAAACCTGCTGACCCCTGCGCTGGATGCACGGGGGGAGCTGGACCTCTACGCCATGCAGGAAGTGGTGATCGGCACCGTCTTTACCGATGGCGAGGTGCTGGCGCGGCGGCGTATCCGGCGCGGGAAATACGCCCGCGATCTGCCGTTGGGCTTTCAGGTCGAGCTGCTGGAGGCGGATCACCTGGACGATACCGTTACCAGCTGGGGCGCGAACGAGGTGATTGAGGGCGTCGAATACAGCCCCATCGGCGATATCGAGGCCTATCATCTGTTTGACGAACATCCCGGTGCGGCGCGGATGCGGGGGCTGAAGCTGACGTCGCGCCGCGTGCCGTGGCAGGATGTGCTTCACATCCGGCGGTTCGACCGGCCCGGCCAGCTGCGCGGTGTGCCGTGGCTGGCGCCAGTCATGATGACCATGGGAGAGATCAGCGATTATCAGGAAGCCCAGATCCTGAAGCAGAAGATGGCGGCACTGCTGGCGGCTGTCGTGACCTATGACAAGGATTCCGGTGTCGATCCCTCGAAGCGGCTCAAGGGGCTTGAGGCGCTGGAGCCCGGCGCCGTGGTCGGCACGCCGGAAGGGACGTCGGTCAATTTCACGACCCCGCCCAGGGTCGACGATTATCAGCCCTTCATGCGCGAGGCGCTGGGGGCCGTTGCCATGGGCATAGGGATCACCCGTGAATCGCTGACGGGGGATCTGAGCGGGGTCAATTTCTCCAGTGGCCGCATGGGACGGATGGAGATGGACCGCAACGTCGAGCGCTGGCAGCGCATGGTCATCATGCAGTTCTGCATGGGGGTCGAGCGTTGGGTTCGGGAGTCATGGGCCATGCAGCGCGTGCTGCCCACTGAAGTCATTCGGCTGAACCATACGCCGCCGCGCCGTCCGCTGATCGACCCGAATGATGAAATCGACGCCTTTCTGAAACAGATCGACGGAGGCGTGAACAGCCGCCAGAACGTCCAGCGCACACTCGGGCTCGACCCCGAGCGCATCCGGCGCGAGCGGGCAGAAGATGCGCAGAAGGACAGCGATGCGAAACTCGCCCCGACCGGGGCAAGCAACCTGCCGACCGCCCGCGAAAGCCGGGCCAAGGCCAATCCCGAAGGAACTGTGGTATGAGACGCGGGGCGGACCTGATCATCGGCGGCGAGCTGGTGCTGTCGGGCTATGTGATGTCGGATGAGGCGGCGGGATGGGCCTGGGAGGAAGAGATCTTCTTCTGCCCGGCCATGGTCCGCGAGGCGCTTCTGGCCATGGGAGAGGGGCGCATCACCGTGCGTCTGAATTCCGGCGGCGGCGATCCGGTGGCAGGCGAGGCGATCCGCACGGCGCTGCAAGGCCATCCCGGGGGCTGCCGTGTCATTGTCGAGGGGCAGGCCTCCTCGGCGGCCTCGCTTCTTCTGATGGGGGCCGCGCAGCGCGAGATGACCGCCGGGTCGTTCATCATGCTGCACAACCCCTCCGGCTATGCCTATGGCGGGGCAGAGGATCACCGTGCGCAGGCCGATTTCCTCGACATGTTGGCCCGGGTCTATGCCCAGGTCTATGCGGATCGGTCGGGCCAGAGCATCGAAGCCGTTCGTGCCATCATGAATGCCGAAACCTTCTACAGCGCCTCGGCCGCCATCGAGGCGGGATTCGCAGATGCGGTGGCCGATGGCACTGACGCGAACGCAGCCCCGCCCAGCTTCGACGATGCACTGCGCGCCCGCATGCAGCGCGACATGACCGCCTATGCCGCGATGATGCGCGACAAATCTCCGGGCCGTGGCACTGCCGCGCCCCGCAACCCTGCCGCCCCCGGCGGTGTCCCGGCCCCGGTGGCCGCAACCATGGAGCATGTGATGCCCGATCCGACCAACCCCACCGCGCCGGTACAGACCCCGGCACCGACGCAGATCCAGACCCCGCCGCCGCCCGCGCCCGATCCGCAGGCGGCGATCATGGCGGAGCGTAACCGCGTCACCATGATCCAGAGCATGGCCCGACCGTTCGTGGACGCCGGTCGCCTGACCGAAGCGGATGTGACCGCGCTGATCAATGACGGCACGGCGGCCGATATGGCCGGGTCGCGGTTCATGGCGACCATGGCGCAGCGCGAACCGGCACCGGGCACGATGCGGGTCACCGAACGCGGGCGCGATGAAACCGAAACCCGCCGTCTGGGCATGGAAGGCGCGCTTGTCGCCCGCCTGACCCGGGCCGAACCGGCCGACGTGTCCCGGCAGTATATGGATTTCTCCATCGTCGAAATGGCGGCCGAACGGCTGGGCCAGCGCCGGGTGCCGGGGCATTTCGCGGGGCGCGAGGAAGTGCTGCGCATGGCCTTCCATTCGACCAGCGATTTCCCGGCGCTGCTGGAAAACGCCATGAACCGTTCGCTGGCCGCGCGCTATGCGCAGGCGCAGCCGACCTACCGTCGCATTGCACGGCAACGGACCTATGTAGATTTCCGCGATCACAACACGGTGCGGGTGGGGGATTTCCCGAACCTGCAGCCGGTCAATCCGGAAAGCGGCGAATTGAAGGCGGGCACGTTCAGCGAGTCGAAGGAAAAGACCGCAGTCAAGGCCTATGGGGTGCAGGTTCTGTTCAGCCGTCAGTTGCTGGTCAATGACAGTCTGGACGGCATCCAGCAGATCCTGAATGACCGGGGTGCGGCTGTGGCGCGGTTCGAGGATGCGACGTTCTATGCCATGATGCTGGGTGGTTCGAATGCGGATGGCCCGACCCTGAACGAAACCAGCCGCCAGATGTTCAACACCACGGACAAGACCAAAGCTGCTGCAGGGGGTGCAATTTCGGTCACCACGCTTTCGGATGGCCGGGCTGCCCTGAAGAAGCGCAAGTCGCTGGATGGTGGCGAACTGGAACTGTCTGCAGGGATCCTGCTGTGCGGGCCGGACAAGGAAACCGAAGCGCAGCAAGTGATTGCGCCGATTCAGGCGCAGCAGGCGGGCAACGTGAACCCGTTTGCGGGCACCCTGACCAACACCGTCACGGCCAAGATCACTGGCAATGTCTGGTATCTTTTTGCCTCGCCCGAGGAAGCGGCCTGCTTCGAATGGGGCCTGCTGGAAGGGTACACCGCGCCGCGCTTCCGCATGGAAGATCCATTCGGGGTGCAGGGCACCAAGTTCTCGCTGGAACATGATTTCGGCTGCGGCGCCATTGATTTCCGCGGCGGCTGGAAGAATCCGGGCAACTGATCCGGCGACGACATGACCTGACGAAAGGGCGGCTTCCGGGCCGCCTTTCGTCTTTCGCCCTGCATGGATGCCGGGTTCAATCGACAACCGAAAGGATCGGAACATGAAGAACTATGTGCAGCGCGGCGAGCGGATCACGCTTCCCGCGCCCTATGACGTGGCCTCGGGCGCAGGCCTTCTGGTCGGGACCATCTTCGGCGTTGCTGTCCACGATGCGGTCAGCGGTGCAGATGTCGAGACGCAGCTCGAAGGCGTCGTTGATATCCTGAAGGTCGGATCGCAGGCCTGGACGGTGGGCGCCGCGATCTACTGGGACAATACCAACAAGTATTGTACCACGACCTCCAGTGGCAACACGCTGATCGGCAAGGCAGTGACGGCGGTCGGCAGTGGTGCCGGGGAAACCACGGGTCGTATACGGCTGACCGGCTGACATGGCGAGCGTGTTTGACGGCATGGCCGGGGTGCTGGCGGAGACGCTTGGCGTCCCGGTTGCCTATACGCCGAAGGGCGGGGTGCCCCGTGACGTGCAATCGATCTTTCGGGAAACGCCGGTCGAGGCCATCGATCCGGATGGCCATCCTGTGCTGATCACCTCGCCCAGCTGGCGGGTGCGGCACAATCTGGTGCCCGAGCTTGCCACAGGAGACCGGATCGTCCCGGGCAACGGTAAGATCTACGCCGTGTTCAACGTGGTGCCCTCAGGATCAACCGCATCAGACGCGCATGTCATCTGCGAACTGGAGAGGATCATCGAATGAGCCGTCGTTCCGATTTTCGGGCCTTGGCCCGGCAGGCCCTCGCGGCTGATCCTCGCATGGGGGATGTCACGCAAATCTCGGCCTGGGCTGGCAATATCTCGGCCGATGCCCTGCCGGTGCTGGGTGTGGTGACCGCGCAGGAAAACGTCCAGCCCGAGTCCCTGTCACATTTCACCCGGTCCACGCTGTTGCAGGTCGTGGTGAAGCGGCTGGGTGGGGCAGATCCGGAGGCCGATCTGGATGATGACGCCGACGCTATCGAGGCCTGTCTCTGCCCGTTTTTCGCCGCGCAGGGCGTCATGCTGCTGCCCGAAAAAGTGACTTTCACCCTCAACGGTGAGGGCGAACAGAAGATCGCCACCATCACAGCCGACTTTCGCGTGACCTGGCAGCGCACACTGGCGGGTCAGCTGCTCTGACCACGAACCTCCTGGCCCGCAGGATCAGCGGGTTAATCCGGCCCTGCCATCCGGCGGGGCTTTTCCATGTCCGAAAGGCTCCACATGGCAACCATCACGAAGACGACGATGGGCGGTCCCGGTGCCCGCAACGTGACCGAGGTGACGCTGACCTCCAGCAACACCTTCGCGTACGAGGCGGGCACCGGGCAGATTCTCATCCTGCGCAACCCTACGGCTGGTGCCGTTTCCTGCATCATCGACGGGGCTGACGGAACCGTGGTTCCGGCACCGGGCATCGGCAATGTCGATGTTTCTGCCGGATATGCGGTCGGCTCCATCCCTGCCGGTGCATCCCGCCTGGTACCGCTCGACAGCATCTCGGCCTATTTGCAGGGCACGATCAATGTCACCGGAACCGGCCTCGTGGCCATGCTGCTGGGGGCGTGATCATGGCGAAGATCCTCAATCCCGGCCTGCGTCCGATCCCGCTGCCGACTGGCCATGTGGTTCCGAGGCAGGGCGAACTCGTGACCACCAATGATGTGCTGCGCTGTGCTGACAACGTGGCCTTCCTGCGCGGTCAGGAACTGTCGGGTGCGCTCACCCTCCAGTTCGATCCCGACCCTGTGGAGCCGCCCGAGGCGCCCAAGGTCGCCCCGACACTTTCCTCCCAACCTGAATCGCCCGCTGCGGGCAAATCGAAAGGCTGATTTCCATGGCATTCATCACCTATATCGGCGGCACCGTCGCCGTTTCCGCCGCCGTGCCCGCGACCGTCGATCAGGCGGGTTTCGCGGCACTGACCTATACTGCCGTCGGCAGCATCACCGAATGGGGCGAGGTGGGCGACAGTTCGGAGGATGTGACCGAGACCACGCTGGCCGGTCGCACCAACCACGCCAATGGCGCGCTGGACGGCGGATCGGTTGCGTTCACCATCCTGAGCAATGGCACCGATGCCGGCCAGACGATCCTCAAGACCAAGAACAACACCAATGACGAGGTGTCGGTGAAGATCACCGATCCCGATGGCCAGATCACCTATTTCTTCGGGAAGGTTGCGAACCTGAAGGATCGTCAGCGCACCGCCTCGACCATGAAAGGCCAGACCGGCGAATTCCGCGTCAACAGCGCGACCGTCCGCGTCTGATATGGTGTCAGGCCCGCCGCCATGCGGGCCTGATCCTCAACGAGAAGCGCCTATGCGCCCGGACAGGAGGGAAGGCTGGTGAACCGTTCGCTGAAGAGAATCGTGGACGAGCTTCTGGGTGAACTGAAGAGGATCACCCGCGAGATGGCGGCGGATACTTCCCCTGAAGTTCATCAAGCAAGCGGTAAAGGCGCTCTGAAGCGCTTGGCCCGAGCGATTGGATTGGTGACGAAGCCATAGTATGCGCGCGGAAGGCTTCAAGCAGGCTGAATGCCTGGCCTTGGGGAAGCCTCTGAAGCGAAATCTCGGCAATGGCTTTGTAGATTGCAGCCTCTGCGCGCATCATCTGGAACTCGGTTTCCTCTTCCTCGGTCATGCGGGCCTGACCCTCAAACTGAGCCTACCAGTTCCCGGCGGGCCGCAGATGCCAGAAAGGACGATCTGGTCATGCCGCGTGCCTTGGCGGTTTCGTCGATGGCGCGCAGCAAGCCACGTTCCATCGAGATATTGACCCGCTCCGGGGCGGTGTCGGCCGGGATATAGGGCACGGGCAGCAAAACGGCGCCGTCTGCAATGGCTTCAGCCACATCGGCGCGGGCCCGGATCTGGTCGAGCGACGCGGGATCGACATCCGGCATATCCTCGAACCAGAGGTCGAGAGCCTCGGTCGCGGCGGCAGAGATGCCCGCCCAGTTGTCCGCAGCGGCATGGCAACCGGGAAGGTCGGGGAAGGTCAGGCCGAAGGCACTGTCACCTTCCTGGTGAACGATAGCGATGTAGTAGCGCATGGCAGTACCCCATGTGGTTGTTTCATAGAGGGGCGATGGGGTGGCCGGGCTAAAGAAGCCCGGCCTGTTCGTAGATGCTCCTGACGGTCCCGAGCGGCAGGTCTTTCTTCGGATGCGGCAGGATCACGGTGCGATCCCCTTTCCGAAGCTTGAGGTGTGAACCCTTCTTGGACACTTCCTCAAAACCCTCTGCTTTCAAGACTTTCAGGAGCTTTCTTGAATTCGTTTCAAGCTCCATCGCCCCTCCTTTCATGTGTATTTATATACACACTCTCCGACCGCGCGTCAAGGGAGTGTGTATATAAGTGTGCGTTAATCTTTCCTGACCGAGTGTATGGCCCGCAACCTGTGGGCCTGTCGGGCAGGTAAGCCGGGCGGCGCCGGTCGTGGTTCAGCCGGTGCCGCCCATCCCATGAACCAGAACCTGAAGGATGAAGATCATGGATTTCACGAAGTTCGACAGCCGCTCGGCCGCCGAAACGCCGCAACGTCTGCATCTGGTTGATCCGGCGTCGGGCGCTCCGATCTATGCGGATGATGAACAGCAGAAGCCCTGCATTGTGCTGGTGGTCGGCACCGAAAGCCGCACGGCGCAGGCGGCGCTGCGCGCGATCCGGCAAGCCAAGGTTTCCGGCGCGAAGAAGACGGAGAAGGGCGAAACGCTGGAAGATCTGCACATGGCAATGGTCGAGGGGGCCAAGCCACTGATCCGGGGATTCGAAAATGTGTTCCGCGGCAAGGCCGAAGCCAGCGCCGCGGATGCGGAGTGGTTCCTGAACCTCCAGATGATGAACGGTCGCGAAGGTGAGAAATCCTTCGTCGAACAGGTTGTCGATTTCGCAACCTCTCGGGCGAATTACCTGGGAAACGCCTCTGTCGCGTGATCCTTGCGGCACGGCAATGGGGACATCTCCATGCCGTGCCGCGCAATTGCGATGGCGAGAGCTGGCTGGCGCGTGCGAAGCGGCTGAAGCAGCCGCTTGGGCTGCCGGAGCTTGATGGCGGGGAGTACTTGCTTGATGCGATGTTCCGTTTGAACCCGGTTCGCAGCAACGGTTTCGGACTCCGCGCCACAGACTGGCCGGAAATCGAGGCCTTTGCGCGCTTGACCGGGCGTATCAGCGAACCTTGGGAGGCCGAGGCACTGTTCGACATGTGCCGAGGCTATGCCGAAGCTCTGGAGGCCGGGAGTGATCCTCTGGCCATGTCGCCAGCCCAAATTACTGATGAACAGGGCGCGACCTAGTGCGGCATGCGTGCCGCACATTTTCGATCCATGACAGGAAATGGCGCCGGTTTGATCCATGGCGCAGATAGGGCGGGAAATGGGTGTTCCGGGTCAGATGCGCGCGACCATCGTCGCGGATTTCTCCGATTTTGAGCGTGGCGCGCGTGCAGTTGCAAATTCTGCAAGAACCATGGGGACGCAAGTTTCGCAGGCGGTGTCCGGCGCGGTTTCTGCGACCCGTCAGAACTCTTCAGCATTTGACGCCTTGCGAGCTTCGATTGACCCCGCATTTGCGGCGTCGCAAAAGTATGCTGCATTGCAGAGGCAATTGGCAGGGTACGTCGAGCAAGGATCTGTTACCCAGCGACAGGCTAACCTTCTGCTTGATCAGGCTGCCAGCCGCTATCTGGGCGTCGCGACGGCTGCCGAGCGCGCGGCGATGGCGCAGGCGGAGCAGACCCGCGCCGTGGCATCGGCCAAAGCCAGCTATCAGAGCCTGCGGGCTTCGATTGATCCGGTCTATGCATCAAGCAAACGGTATGAGGCTGGTCTCGAAACGCTGAACGCGGCGCTGGCACAAAACCTGATCGGCGAGCGCGAGCATGCGCGGGCCTTGCAGCTTCTTGATGCCCAACTGGCCGGCACGGGGCGCCAGATGGGCGCCGCTGGCACCGCTTCCGCGCGGATGAGCATGGCATTTTCCAACGCCAGCTTTCAGGTGCAGGATTTCTTTGTGCAGATCGCCGCCGGGACCGACTGGCTGCGGGCGCTGTCGATGCAGCTGCCGCAGTTGCTGGGCGCCTTCGGTTTCGCGGGCAAGCTTGCCATGTGGGGGGCCGGGCTTGGCACTCTGGTTGCTGTCGGTGCCGCCGTGGCCCCGATGCTGTTCAGGATGGGGGCAAACGCCAAGGAAGCCAAGGATGCGGTGGACGATCTGTCCGAGGCGGTATCGCGCTACAAGCGGATGGCCGAGGCCTCGGAGCAGTCGTCAGCGGATCTCGCGGCGCAATATGGAAGCCTGGCCGGGAAGTCACGCGAACTTGCCGTCTTCCTCACCGAGTTGGCGCAGATTGACGCGCTGAACAAGGCCGATGAAGCGCTGAAAAAGCTGGCGACGACATATGGTGGTTTCAGCCGGGAGCTGAAGGACCAGCAGATGCGCCCCGGAGCCAATGCTTATTCGCTCATGTTCGGCGGATGGGACAAGACCTTCGTGGATCAGTTCGATGCAACGGTTCAGAAGTTGCAGAGGAGCTTCGGGCTGACGCGGGCGGAGGCGGAACAGCTCGCCAATGCTCTTTCCGCGCTGGACGCGGATACCCCGGATGCGCAACTCGCGGCGGCCATTGGCCTGAACGACACGTTTACCGCGCTGTTTGGAACTTTGACGAAGGTGCCGAAGGAGTTGCAGGATCTGGCGGTTCAGGCGGGTATCGCGGCGCGCACTGCTGGCGAGATTCTCGATCCGGCTGAGCGTGCGCGTATCACCTTCGAAAAGCAGTCTGCGGCTGCGGCAGAAATTGTGGCGAAGTACGACCAGCAGCGGATTATGTCGGAAGCAATCGCCAAATATGGCGCCAGCAGCGCGCAGGTCGAAGCGCTGAAGCGTCAGGAGGCTATGGCTGTCGCCGAGGCATTCATCAAACAGAATGGGTTGACGGGAAAGATTGCGCAGGACGTACGGGACGCCGCTGGTGCTGCGCATGATGCGGCGCGCGGGGCTGATGCAGCGAACGCGGCACTGGTTGGCGCCACCAATCAGGCCTGGGGTCTGTCGTCTGCGTTGCGCGAAAGCCTTGGGTATCTTCAGGGTATGGCAGGCCTGATTTCCTCTCTCGGCTTCTCCAATATCGCCAGAGCGGCCCGGGTGACTGCGCTCGAAGCCGGGGCTTCCGCTGCTGAAGCGACAGTTGCCGGGAAAATGGCAGAGCAGAGGGCAAGGCTTGGCGACGCGCTGGGGTCGCAAGACAGGATCATTCGAGAGCAGGCAATCTCGCAACTGAAGGAATATAATTCACAGTTGCAAATTGAGTTGGACCTTAGCACCAAAGAGGATGCTCTCCTGAAAAAGGTATCAACGGCGCGTCGGGGTGCGGGCGGGGCATCGGCAAAGCACGCCAAAGAGCTTGATCGGGAGAAGCAGAAGTGGATCGACCTGATCGATCCCATGGCGCGCTATCGACGCGAGGTCGAGGAACTGGCACGGCTGAAAGGCTATCTGACGCCGGAGCAAATGGCCAAAGCGCAAGAGAAACTGAACCTGCAACTGGCCGAGAGCGTGCCACTCGTGGGCGATCTTTCGAATGCCTGGGCCGATTTCGTGATGTCGGGGGGCAAGGATATCTCCGGCCTTGGCGATCTGTTCAAACAGACCCTGCACCAGATGATCTCGGATGCCGCGAAACAGCAGATTATGGTCTCGATGGGCATTCTGCCTGCGGATGGAAAGGTTCCCGCGGCTGGCGCAGCTGGCGGCGCGCCCGGCCTGCTCGGCCTTGGCAGCTTGATCGGCAAGGACAGCTGGCTGGGCAAAGGGCTGGCATCCGGAAAAGGTTTCCTTGGCGGCATCGGCAAGCTGTTCGGTTCTGGCGGTACTGGCGCGGGCGGGGCAGGGATGCTTGGCGGTCTGGGCGGCATGCTGGGCACTGTGGGCATGATCGCGGGCGGCATCGGGCTTGTCATGTCGCTCGGCAAGGCGCTGTTCGGGCGCAAGCTGGCCGATACCGGCGTGATGGGCCAGTTCACCGGCGACACGTTCGATGGATCGTCCTATCGCTACTACAAGGGCGGGCTGTTCCGGTCGAACAAGACCTCGACCGAAGCACTGGACCCGCAGGTGTCTGATACCATCGGCCTCGCCTATGCCGATCTGCGCGGCAATATCCGCGACATGGCGGGGGTGCTGGATCTGGGATCAGGCGCGATTGCTGATTTTGTGCATGATTTCAAGATCAGCACCAAGGACATGTCCGAGGAACAGGTGCTTCAGGCCTTGCAGGCGGAAATGGCCAAGGCCGGGGCAGGGATGGCCGAACTGGTGTTGGGGACGGACGCCTATACCCGGGCGGGCGAAACCGCACTGGATACGCTGACCCGACTGTCGGCCAGCCTGACCGGCGTCCGCGACGTGGTGGATCTGCTGGGGCATCGGTTCGACATGGTGGGGCTTGTCGGCGGGGATGTCGCATCATCGCTGGCCGATGCGTTCGGCGGTCTGGACAACATGGCCACGGCAACCGCGAACTATTTCCAGACCTTCTACACACAGGAAGAACAGGTCGCGACCGCCACGCGGCGGGCCGAGGCGGAGCTGGCCAGGCTCGGGGCTGCCATGCCGAAGTCGCGGGCGGAATACCGGCTGATGGTCGAGGCGCTGGATCTGACCGACAAGAAACAGCAGGAGCTCTATGCAACGCTGATCGGCCTTTCCGGGGTGATGGATCAGGTTCTGCCTTCGATTGCCCAAATGACGCGCGAAATGGAGCAGCTGACCGGCATGGTCTCGACCGGGCTGGACGCGACGATTGATGCAACGACGGAGGCACAGCGGGCGGCGCTGGATGCAGCCCGGACATGGTACCGCGCGGCGCAATCGATCCGCGACTATATTGACCGGCTTCGTGGCACGGCAGGGGCGCTGGTCTCCGGGCAGCAGGCGCTGGTCTACAATGAGGCACGCTATCAGGCCATTCTGGCGCGCGCTGTGGCAGGCGATATCGCGGCGGTTGGTGATCTGACCGGCGCCGCCGATGCGATGCTGGCAAGCCAGCGCGATATGGCGCGCAACCGTGTGGATCTGGCGCGGGCGCAGGCGCGGGTGCTGTCCGACCTCGGGCTGGTGCAGGGCGTTGCAGATATCGAGGGGGCCCGGCATGACGTGATCGCCGGGCTGCTGGGGCAGCAGATCGATGTGTTGACCGAGGTGCGGGATTTCCTCGCCGGCGGTGGCGTATTGGACGAGGCGATGATCGATCAGCTGAACGGCCAGCTGGCCGGCCTTCAGCAGGCTATCGCCGCGGCCGAGATGATCAACTACCAGTTCCTGAGGGAGCGCCTGGCGGTGACCGTGGATGTGATCGCGGATGCCGATATCCCACCGCATCTGCGCGCCTTGCTGAACAATGCAGCGACAGGCGTCACCGGCTATATTGATTTCCTGACGCGCAGTGATCTGCCTGCCGATCTGAAGTGGCTGGCGCTGACCGGGGCCTCCGAGCACATCAAGACCATCGATTACCTGGCCCAGAACGATCTGGGCCATGATCTGACGCGGCTGGCACTGGCCGATGTGTCGAGCCTGCAAAAGACCGTACATCTGCTGACGGGGGCTGCGCTGCCGGTCGATGTGATGCGGATCGCGCTGGCCGGAAACTCGGAATTGTCGCGTGTTGTGACGGCGACGCTTTCCTCCGGGATCAGCCCGGCTGCGATGCGTCTCGCGCTCGGGAATGTCGGTGCATATGCGGTCAGCGTCATGGCCTCGCTATCTCCCGGGATCAGCGACGGTGTGCGGAGGATCGTGATCGCCCAGCAGGGCAGCTACGCCGCCATGATCGAGGCGGCGATCAGCGCGCAGATGGGGGAGCGCGCGCGCCGGATTCTGCTGGCGCAGCAGGGTGAGTATATCGCGAACATCACTGGTGTTCTCGCTTCGGATATGGACGGCCCGACCCGTCGCCTCCTGCTGAATGCAAACACGGCCGCCGCGCGGGCGATTACGGTTGCGTCCGTGTTTGCCAGCAGCATGACGGCCGATCAGCGCGCGGCCCTGATTTCATCGGCACAAGAGTCCTTCAAGACGATCCGTGCCGCAATCAGCCTGGCTGGGCTTTCACCCACCGGGGCCTTGTTTCTGGCGCAGATCGGGGCAGGCAGCAAAGCCTTCCAGAAGACGATCACGGGCCAGATCGCGCTGTCTGCGCTTTCAGCCGATCAGCGGATGCTGCTTGGCGCGATCAGCGAGACGGTGCGGAAGAATGCGGATCTGAGGGCAACAGGGTCCATGACCACCGATCAGCGCCTGTTGCTCGCTGCGATTTCCGGAACGGTGAACCGTGCGGCGATCTTCAAGGCTTCCGGCACGCTGACTGTGGACCAACGCCGCATGCTGCTTGCCGAAGCCGGAAGGGTCGATATCACAATCGCGGGTGGCGTGACCCTGGCAAAGCTGGGGGCGGATCAGCTCAGGATGCTGCGCGCCACCACCTCGACCATTCTTCGCACGATCAAGGGGGCTGTGGATCTATCCGGGCTCAATGACAGACAGAAGACCCTTCTCAATGCGATCAGCGGGACCACGACGGGCAAGATCCTGCTCGGCGGGAGCTTCGCATTCGAGCCTGCAAAGGCATTCTCGGTATGGTTCGAAACCACGACGACCTCGAATATTGCCAATCCGCTTGCCACGATGCGGGGCGCGCTCGCCACACTGGGCGGGTCGCTCGCGGATTTGCGGAAAGTGATAGAGGCTGAGGGCAACCGGCAGGAGCGTGCGGCAAAGGTTGCGGCGCTGAACGCCTATGTGGGGACGTTGACCCGCGATGGCGAAGGCCGTGCCTTTGTCGATGATACCGAACTTGCGCGGATGGCCGAAATCCTCGGGATCGATGCTACCGGAATGGATCGGAACACGCTGCGCAACCGTGTGGCGGGGTATAGTAAGGGCGATCTCTTGCGCGGGACGATCTATGATCCCACGGGATCGCGCGAACGCCGGTATCTCGACAGCCTTTTGCCGGAGGAGACACAGGGNGAAAGCCTGACGCTGGACGATTTCCGGATCTTCTGGCGTCAATACGGCAGCGATGACGGTAGGGTCGAGGGCTTTTCGATCCTTGGCCCGCTCGGTGGAATCCGGGGTACCATCGGGCCAGGCGGGGCACAATTCATCACCAGAGCAGCGGCGGAAAAGTGGCTGAAATGTTGATTTCCACTGAGAAGTGACCCGGGTTTTCCATCGAGATTTGACCCACCTCTGATTATGGATTTCGGTTCAGTTTTGGGTCAAGGGCGGGTTTCACTCCTTCTTTTTTCGGGCTGTTGCGGCTGAACTTGCCTTGAAGCGGAAGCTGTCGTTTCCGGACTCCAGGATGTGGCAGCGATGAGTGAGGCGATCGAGCAAGGCGGTGGTCATCTTGGCGTCACCAAAGACGGTGGCCCATTCGCTGAAGCTGAGGTTGGTGGTGATCACGACGCTGGTCCGTTCGTAGAGTTTGCTGAGCAGGTGGAACAGCAACGCCCCGCCTGAGGCGCTGAACGGCAGATATCCGAGCTCGTCCAAGATGACGAGGTCGAGCCTGGTCAGGCTTTCAGCAATCTGGCCGGCTTTACCCTTGGCCTTTTCCTGTTCGAGGGCATTGACCAGTTCGATGGTGGAGAAGAAGCGGACCTTGCGGCGATGATGCTCGATCGCCTGGATGCCAAGGGCCGTCGCGACATGGGTCTTGCCGGTGCCTGGGCCACCGATCAGGACGACGTTCTGGGCCCCATCGATGAACTCACCGCGATGCAGGGTCCGAACGGTAGCCTCGTTGATCTCGCTGGCGGCGAAGTCGAAGCCCGAGAGGTCTTTATAGGCCGGGAAGCGTGCCGCTTTCATGTGATAGGCGATGGAGCGCACCTCGCGTTCGGCCAATTCGGCCTTCAGCAGTTGCGACAGGATCGGGATGGTGGCCTCAAAGGCAGGTGCCCCCTGTTCGATCAGATCCTCAACGGCTTGGGCCATGCCATACATCTTCAGGCTGCGGAGCATGATGACAACAGCAGCGGCAGCAGGGTCATGACGCATGGCGGCCTCCCGCGATTTGGCCGCGCAGAGCGTCATAGCGTTCGACATTGGCCTTGGGTTCGCGCCGCAAGGCCAGCGCTTGCGGGGTATCCAGCGGTGGACCACCGATGACCTTGCCGTCGACCAAGCGGTGCAGGAGGTTCAATACATGGGTCTTGGTCGGCACGCCCCCGACCAGCGCCAATTCCACGGCGGTCAGCACGGCCTGTTCATCGTGGTGCAAAACGAGCGCAAGGATGTCGACCATCTCGCGGTCACCGCCGGGCTTGCGCAGCATGTGCTCCTGCAACTGCCTGAAGGCAGATGGTAATTCGAGGAAGGGTGCCCCATTCCGAAGAGCGCCAGGCTTCCTTTGCACGACCGCCAGATAATGCCGCCAGTCGTAGATCGTCTTCGCAGGCAGCTTATGGCTGCGCTGGATAATGCGGGCATGTTCGCACAGGATCTGACCCTCCGCGGCCACGACCAGCCGGTCGGGATAGATCCGCAGGCTGACGGGGCGGTTCGCAAATGATGCCGGCACGCTGTAGCGGTTACGTTCAAAACTGATCAGGCAGGTGGGCGAGACGCGCTTGCTGATCTCAATGAATCCGTCGAAGGCCACCGGCAGGGGCATCAAGGCCACCCGTTCCTCAGCCCAGACATCCGCGATTGTTCCAGACAGCGTGCCATGAGCCGTCTCATGCCACAGAGCGATGCAATGTTGTTCCAGCCAGTCATTCAGCGCGGCAAGATCGGGAAAGTCCGGCATGCCTTGCAGCATCTGATGACGGGCGTCGCGGACGTTCTTCTCGACCTGCCCTTTCTCCCACCCTGCTGCCGGATTGCAGAAATCAGGCTCGAAGACGTAGTGGTTTGCCATCGCCAGGAAGCGGATATTGACCTGCCGCGCCTTGCCACGGCCCACAAGATCCACCGCTGTGCGCATGTTGTCATAGATCCCGCGTTCCGGCACGCCACCGAAAACTCGGAACGCATGCCAGTGGGCGTCGAACAGCATCTCGTGGGTCTGCAAGGGATAGGCCCGCAAGAGAAACGCCCGGCTGTGCGACAGCTTGATATGGGCGACCTGGAGCTTCATGCGCTCGCCGCCGACAACCGCAAAATCCTCGCTCCAGTCGAACTGGAACGCTTCGCCGGGGCTGAAGGCCAGCGGAACAAAGGTGCCGCGCCCCGTCGTTTGTTCCTCGCGCCGCCGATCTGCTTTCCACTGTCGCGCAAAGGCCGCCACACGGTTGTAGGAGCCAGTGAAGCCAAGAGCGACAAGATCGGCATGCATCTTCTTCAGGGTCTGCCGATCCTTGCGCCCCTTCTTGGCATTGGTCTTCAGCCAGCCCGTCAGCTTCTCGGCAAAAGGATCAAGCTTGCTAGACCGTTCCGGCGTCGCGAACTTGGGCTCGATTCCATCGGCCTTCAGATACTTCTTGATAGTATTGCGCGACAACCCGGTGCGGCGCTCGATCTCCCGGATCGCCAAACCCTGACGCAGGCGTAGCTTCCGAATAACGTTCAGTAGTCCCATGTCGATCACTCCTTTGACCCCCTCGCTCTTCGCTTGGGGGAGGGTCACATGGGTCAAATCTCAGTGGAAATTATGCGCCTACACGGGTCACTTCTCAGTGGAAATCAACAATCCATCCCCGTTTCGCAGCTTTGATTTCTGGATCGCGGTCATCGTCGCGCTCATCGTCAAGATCAGGACAACCAGGCAGCTCAGCCCGGCCAAGGTCATGGTGACGATGATTGTCGGTATCGGCGCGGCCGGGGTCAGTGCTGACTATGCTGCGCAGGTGTTCGGCGTGCCGCTGCCCATCGCTGCCGCCATTGTGACCCTGACGGCAGAGGGCGCGATGCGCTGGTTGCTGATCGGGGTCAATGACCCCAGGCAGATCATCGAGCTTTGGCGCCTCTGGCGCAAACCCTGAGGATGCGCAGGTCATCTGTGGCCGGTTCATTCCAGATTTTCGCCGCCAGATCG